AGATGAATCAAGTGATACTACTTGTTTTCCTATATTTGCTACAGCAGCAACTGGTGATTTACCACCAAAAAGTGGTTCTAATTTAACCTTTAACTCTTCATCAGGTTTACTTACGGCAACAACTTTTTCAGGAAGTGGAGCATCTTTAACAGCACTTAATGCCTCTAATTTAGGTTCAGGAACAATACCAGATGCTAGATTTCCAGCAACTTTGCCAGCTATATCAGGTGCAAATTTAACAAATTTACCTGCTGCTGGAATTAGTAATGTTGTTGAGGACACGAGTCCACAGCTTGGAGGAAATTTAGATGTCTTAACAAGAGAAATAACTACAAGTACATCAAACGGTGATATAGTATTTACTCCAGATGGAACAGGTATTGTAAAAATAAAAGGTGCAGGATCTACAGACGGCACCATCCAATTAAACTGCTCGGCACAATCACATGGTGTGAAGATAAAGTCTCCTGCTCATAGTGCCGGTCAGTCTTATACAATGGTTTTGCCTGATAATAATGCAACAGCTAGTAAGTTTTTACACGTAAAGAGTATTACTGGTAGCGGAGCTACAGCCGTAGGGCAGCTAGAGTATGCAGACACATTTACAGGTTCAGTTACTTTTGAAGATGCTATAAATGAAACCGTATATGCTATCACTGATGCTGCATCTGTAGCCCTAGATCCTGATAATGGAATGGTGCAGACATGGACATTAGGAGCAAATAGAACTGCAACTGATAGTTTAACTACAGGTCAATCTATGCTTCTTATAGTCACTGCAACTGCATCTGCCTATACTTTGACTTGGCCTACTATGAAGTGGAACGGTGGGTCTGCTCCTACACTTGGCGGTGCTAACGCTACAGCAATAGAATTATTTAAAGTTGGCAGTCAATTATATGGAGCAACAGTTGGAGATCTTTCATGACACTATCGCACCGATTACGTTCTGCTGCTAGTCAAGGTCTTGATGATTCTGCTTACAGTGGTTTCTTTACAACTGGTGCATCACCTATAAGTATTGTCAATACATCTGCTGACTTTTTTCAAGGTAATTCTAGTGACACTCATAATGGAAAAGGTGTATTTTACGATCATTCAGAAGGTAAAATATTTGCTTCATGGAACACAGCAAGTAGTTACGCATGGAGTAATGGAGGTAGTACATATTCTGGTAATGCAAATCTTTATCAACCAAGTGGTTCTCAAACTAATTTAGCGGGACATTCATCATCAGGAATAGGTAGTACTGGTTCAGATATTACTGTTGCATATTTAGGCGATAATACACCTGTATTTGTTGCAATTTCAGCTTCTAATGCAAGATTTTATTATTTTAATTACCCATCAGGAACTTATATAGGTTATCAGAATTATACTACTAATACAACAAATAATCCTTCCAATAATTACACAAGAGGTATTTGTTATAGCGGAACTCATTTAATAACATTAAATAATAGTGAATTTTATTTATTTGGTTATGATCTACCAGCAAGCACATCTAGTATCAGCAGTAATACTGTAAGTACTACAAGAAGATGGTCTACTGGTAATAATGCTTCAAATAGCAATGGTTTAGTTTGGACAGGAGATGGAGTAATTCAAGGATATTCAAATAGTTATTATCCCATCTCTCATTATGGTGCTACCGAAATAGTTTTATCTGGAAGTGGGTATAATGGAACACATACTCAAACTGGATTTTATTACATTACAAGTTCAGCTAGTGGAGTTGCTAATTATGGTATAGGAATGGATTATAAAAATAGAAAGCTTATATTAGGTGGTTATGATAATGATAGGTATGCGGTTTATGGAGAGTAAAATGATTATACTTATTAAGAGTAAAGTTCTTTTAAATTAATTATGAACTACGCAATTATTGATGGCACTACTGTAAAAAGCACTGGTACGATCCAACAATTATTTCCTAACACTAGCTTTACTGCTGCTGGCCCAAATGCAGATTTTTTAACAGCAAATAATACCGTTGAACTTGTAGAAACTCTTACTTATACAACCCCAACACAAAAGCTATCTACAGTAGATGCTTATGTTGATAGTGGTAAGGCTTATACAGTTAGAGTAGAATCTACAACTTCAGATGAGCAGACTACTCTAACAAATAATAAATGGGGAGAGGTAAGAATTGAAAGAGAACGTAAGTTAAAAGATACAGATTGGCGAGCTAGTAGTGACCTTACCATGCCTGATGCTTGGAAAACTTATAGACAGGCTTTGCGTGATATTACAACACAAGCAGATCCATATAACATTACTTGGCCGACAAAACCTAGTTGATAAAATTAGCCATTTTAAACTAGAGATATTAAAATTATTTATTTAGATGGCATACGTTGGATTAGAACCTGTTGTTCCAAATAACAATAGAGAAGTAGATGATATTTCAAGTAGTTTTAATGGTAGTACTACAAGTTTTACTTTACAAGTTTCTTCTGTAAATGTAAGTCCAGATAGTGTTAATAACGTCTTAGTTTCTCTTGGAGGTGTGATGCAAAATCCAGGCACAGATTATACAATCACAGCAAGCAGTATAAATTTTACTACGGCACCTGCTTCTGGGTTATCTTTCTTTGGATTAATTTTAGGAGAATCATTACAGACTGGTACAGTAGGTGATTTAGTTATAACTAATGTAAAAGTAAGTGATACTGCTGCCATAGCTGGATCAAAAATAACACCAAATTTTGCAAGTGTTGGAGCTGCAACCACTAGATTTATGGTTATTCCAAAAGTAACCACATCGGAGAGAGGTAATTTATCAGGTTTAGCTTCTGGTGCATTTATTTATAACACAAGTGTTAACAAATTACAGGTGTACAATGGATCATCATGGGAGACAGTAACTAGTTCTTAAATTTATAACTTGCTATATTACAGTCAATTTAGTAAAATTTAAATAAATACTTAAAAAAATGCAGAAAATTATCAATGCAATAGCTGTTGCTTCAGGAATAGTTTCTTTAACAGTTATAGGGAGTGGATTATTTATTTATATTAATAAAGATTCAATAATAAATAACATAAAAGAAAAGGCTATGGAATCAATTACAGGTAATCTAGGAGGTGCTTTAGGAGACTCTCTTCCTATACCTGATGTTACTGGTCCAGTGGTTCCTAAGCTTCCTTCTTCAATGTTTTAAAATTGTCTGATATTCCAGAAATTTTAATAAATACTGTAGTTATTCCTAAACTTGATAATTATTATTTTTCTACTGTACAATCATTACCGCAGAGTCCTCCAGTAACTTTACAGATTGGTAATCCAATAATAGATTTGCCGGGGTGTGTTAAATTTAATGATTTAAACAAAAAATCAAAAAATTTAGTAGATGAGGATGAGAGAGGAAATGTAGTTTTATGTGATGCTGGATCTCCTACTTATGAAGCAATAGATTATCAACCAGAAGAATTAATCTATGTTGAAGATGCTGTAGTCCCTAATGTACGAACTGCCCCAAGAAAAAAACAAGAACAAAAAGAAGAAGAAAAAAATAATGAAAGTGAATTGGGAACTCCTGATCCAAAATTAGATAACATACCAAAAGATAATCAGAAAGAATGCCCAGCTCCAAATCAACCAAGAGTTGGAGATTTGACACGTAGTGGAGATGAGATAGTTGTAGGTCATGAATTACAAGGAAATATTTGTGTAATTTTGTATGAACCAAGTTCTAGTCTTGAAAAACTACTTCCAAATACATCACAAGTAAGTACCACAGCTGTAATTGCTGTCGTAGCAACGGCTTCAGCAGCTGCAACACCTATCTTATTAAAATTAATAAAGCCATTAATAAAGCAATTAATAAAAAAAATTAAAGGTTTATTTGGAAAAAAAGATAGAGAAAAATTTAAAGGATTAAAAAGAAAAAAGAAACTTATTTCGGAATCGAATGACGATGATTAGGAACAACACCGTGAGGATTTGCAACTATAATATCCGCACAGATCTGAGCTGATGGGCTAGTTTTTGCAAACGTCACTCCCAACCGTTTTTGCTCGGCACAGTGCTTCAATCTTGCCATCTCAAAATCTAATCTCTTATTAGCTAATATTTGTTTATTAATTTGATTTTGACTGCTGGAAGCACGTAGACAATTTTCATTGTGCCTTTTATCAAGAGGTATAGTTATATTCATACTGATGCCCCATCCAATATTGTGATTTGTTTTTTGACCTGTTCTTACAGGTTTTTGATAAAGAACAGCCCCAGGATTGTCTAATATGCCATCATTATCGACATCTGAATTGTCGTACACGTTATCGAGCCATTCAGATTCGTAAGGCTCTTTCCATGAATCCTGCAATGTAGCAAATGGAGTAATTGAAAGAGTAGATCCTTGACAGGAAACCCCACCTCCATAAGTATTAGTTAGGTACGGTCCCGATAAATTTTGCACTGCCAAATTTGATACGCTCCCGGAAGAATTCGCAATCGGATTTGCTGTGGCTGAAACCCCTCCCACTTCATTTGCATAAAGGGGAGCACTAAATATATTTAAAGCTAAAAATAAATATTTTACTGACTGAAGGTTGAAGTTGTATCTGTTACAGATTTTATGTCGGTAGTTCTCTGGATTATTGTCTGTGACTTCAACCCTGGCTGGCTCAGTGTAGTTGTCATCTGCCAAGGCTTTGTCTCGTCTATGATCGAGAAGTTTGGCATATTTGAGGAATCTAAATTTGTCCACGTTGAATTAACTCCATTTAGCGTTTGAGTAACACTTTTGGCTGGAGGAACCAAACTACTACTATCTGTCTTTATATTATTGCCAGTTACGGTATATTGCCAGCCTGTTTGATAATCAATTACATTTATTGTCTCAGTCACTTTTGAAGTGGTCTCAGTATGAGACTGGAGTACACCTGTATTAAAGTTTGGAACTACTGGTACTGCCTTCGCAGTCGTGCTCATCAGACTTAGAAAGATTACAGGTATTATTTTTCTCATCTGTCTCATCATCTTCTTTTTCTTTTATTGCAAAGGCATGATCCTTTAGTCTCATTTTATTGAAATTTCGCTTACAAATTGACCTGTCGCAACTGTACCTGCTCCTCCGGCTGTTAGAGCAATGGTTGAAGATGAATCAATTGTACCTGCTAATGTTCCTGCAACCCCTGCTGCAGTTGAAGTTTGATCGGAATAAGCAACCACGGCACCTGTACTTGGAGCACTTGTGGATATAGCATCTGCTTGTGTAAATGATTGCGTGAAACTCCAAGATTCACCTGCTGTGGCCTGCACTGCTGAAAGTGTAGGTATTGAACCAACTCCTGAAGCTATTGTCAATGAACCAATTGAGTTAGTAGCTGAACCACCTTCAGGTGTATACTGAGTAGTCACATTGTTTCCAGAAACACTATAGCTATTTCCAATTCGGGATACTTGAGTTGCAGCAGCATTTACTTGTAGCTGTATACTGCTAGATAATTTATGAGTGATATCTGCTCTAGCTGCTGGGGCAAATATCAATATGAGCAAAGGGAGAAGTTTTCTCATTTTTCAGTATTAATTAAATAATATACATAAGTTTACATGAGGGTAAACTTAGTATGTATTGAGATTTTAAAATGACTGAAAATTTAAAAGAGTCTTCTAAAACACAAGAGAAGAAAAATGTTTTTACAAAAATCAAAGAAAACTTGGATGATAAAGAAGAGCAACTTGCTATTGTAGGTGGTTTTGTTCGATTAGGAGTTTTAGTTTGGAGTGGTTTTATCCTTACTCTTAACTATATAACTATCCCAGGTTGGGAACAAAATAAGATAGATCCAACTTTTATCGCAAGCGTTTTTACTGGAACCCTTAGTACTTGGGGCGTTGCTACAGCTAAAAAAAGAGGAGATGGAACTATGAAGATGGATAAGAATAATGCTACAAATGGTGTTTCAAGTTTAAGTAAAGCTGACATTGAAAAGTTAATAGAAAAAGCATCTCAAACTGCTCCTACTCAAATCTTGCGTATTGAGCAAGCTCCTATTAAAATAGTTACAGAAACTAAACCTAAATGAGATGTATAGTAGACCGAACAGAAATTGGGGGATCATAGTTTTAGTATCCATTTTAGGAATATCTAATATTTCTTTAATGAATTCTTTAGTTTCTCACAGATTTAAAACACCCTATCCAAATGTAAATATACCAGTAGGTCCCTACACCTCTTATGATTTAACGGCAGGAAAAAATGGATACAGATTAAGTTATAGAGCTAATGATCCTAAAGTATTAAAAAGATATAAAAATTTAGAAGAACCAAAAGGTTTATTAGGAGAGAAAAAGAGAATACTAAATCTAGAAGAAACTTATACTATGAAAGGAGAATCTAGTAATAACGATGTAGAGGGCACTGTGATGACTGAAAAAGATCTAGCTTGCCTCAAGGTGGAAGGTAGTGGAAACTCTACAGGAAAGATTGTAGGAGCCTCTGTAGGAGTAAAAGCCGCACCTGCTTTTAGTGGGATACCAATTGTTGGTTGGTTAGCTGCAGGATTTGTAACTATGTTTTCACAAGATAAAGGATCAGAAATAGGTGGTCAGATAGCTAGAGACTTTAATGATTGTTAATAGGTTATTGTAGGGTTATACTCAAATTAGTTACATATTTAAAATGTCTTGCGGATTATCTTTAGAAAACCTTGAAAATTTTAATAAGCAAATAGATGAACAGGCTGAAACATTATCAAAACAAATTCAGCTATTAGATTCTCAACTAATAACTGCTAAGAATTCTTATTTAAAAGTTTTAGGAGCTAAAGAAATGATAGAAATACAAATTAAAGAAGCACAAGCTTCTGATGATTCTTCAGCACCATTACTAGAGGCAAGTGGTGATTAAAATGCTAAGGGAAATGACAAAAGATAGATATAAAGCCTTACAATTACTAGCAGATCATATACGCACCCCCTCAAAAGATTTGTCTTTGAATGCAATTTTTAACGATGTCAAAGATGAAGATCTTAAATGGGTTACAGACAAAATTCATTATTATTTATTAAGAC